GACGCTGCGTTCATCACGCGCGCGATGGAGCAAGCGCCACGCGTCGCCGTGTTGTTGCGGGTCAACGCGCTTGCAGGCCAGCAGCGCCACAAGGACGTGTGGTCGCGCATCGGCCGCGACTGGCAGATGACTGGGCTCGCGTACTGTGCGCGACGCCCGCAATTCCTGGCAGCGGGCCTGCGCGTCGGTAACGCGGAGTCAGACTTCTGCGCCGTGCGATTGGAGCGCGGCAAGCGGCGTCGCAAGACGCGAGTGGAGTGGTGGACATGAGCAACGGCGAACACGACGGCGCGGCCTACGTCGCAGCGCTCGAGACGAACATCCGCGAGCTGCGGCAGACGCTCGGCGCGACGATGTCGGAGCTGCGTCGCTGCGAGGTGCAGCGCGACGACGCGATGGCGCATCTAGCGCGAGTGCGCGTCGAACTGCGGCAGGCGCTTGACGGGCGCGAGCGCGAGTACCACCGCGCCGAGGAAGCGTTAGCGCAGCTCGCAGAGTTGCAGCGCGTATGACGCCAGCACGCGACGTGTTCCGCGTGGCGGGCTCACCGCCGCAGGAAGGCTGCGAGGACGTCGCCGCTGCGTGCGTGGTCTGCGCGCGCGACTGGCCGAGGACGCACGCGTACAAGCGCTGGCAGGGCGCGTCGTTCACCGACCAGAACAAACTCATGGGCCACGGCTTGAGCGACCGCATCTGCGAGCCGTGCGTCTACGCGCACTCATGGGTGCAGCCACCGGGATATCCACCCGCAGAGCCCGGCAAGAAGGGCGTCAATCTGCGGCTGTTCTCGCATCTGTACGATGAGCGCGGCTACGTGTTTGCAAACAAGGGCAGCAAGCCCGTCATCCGCGAATGGCTGCGCGGGCCTAAGCGTGGCGCGTGGTGGGCCGCGATTGCCGACAGCGGGCAGAAGCACGTCCTGCCGTGGGCACGCGTCAACACGGCGCGTATGCGCGGCAATGGCATCGTGCGCTTTGAGCAGCGCGACGTCGTAATCGGTGACTGGCTGCTGGCCGACATGATGCGTGACTTGCTGACGGCTGGCGTCACCAAGGCCGAACTCGAGACGGGCCAGTTTACGCCGCGCGCGTGGCAGTTGGCTGAGCAGGCGCTGCGCGTATTTGAGCGCGAGTATGGCGGCGAACGCGGAGGCGGTTGGTATGAGTTGGCGCTGTGGCTGTCACAGCGCGACGAGGATGCGGTGCAGGCGCGCATGGCGCTGGAAAGGGAAGCGAAGAATGCTGGACGAACAAAGAGCGGACGCGGTACGCGAGGCAGCGGTGATGCTGCTGCTCGAAGCGCGAGCGGAGTATCTCGCGAACGGCGCGAACCCGATGAAGCATTGGGACCAGTTGCAGGACCGGTTGGCGACGTCGTTGCGGACGAGCGGCAACGCGGAGCAGATGGTGTCGAGCCTGCGCCGCGGGCTGAATCTCTCGGCTCCCAGCTCAGCCTTTTCTAAGGCATCAACGACGCTGGTTGATGTGATGGATGCTGACCCGATGTTGTGGATCGGCGTGCTGGAATCGGAGATTGGTTATCTGATGGCGCGGTCACGCGTGGAAGCAGAGCGGCGCAAGGCCGCGCGAGAGGAGAAAGCCTGATGGAACGTCATCGCATCGAGATCCTGTTGCGCGCAGAGCAGCCCATCGCGCACGCCGAAGGCACCATCGGCAATACGCAAGTTGCGATGCGCCGCAAGGTGCGTCTGCCGTCGGGACGCTGGACGAAAATCCCCTACGTGACCGGCGACACGATGCGGCACGGGCTGCGCGAGGCGGGCACGTACGCGCTGCTTGAGGCCGCAGGGATGCTGACTGGCGGGCCGGGATTGACCGAGGCTGCGCTGCGTCTGCTGTTCAGCGGCGGCATGGTGCTCGGCGCTGCGGCCGAGGTCGTGCGCATCGAGGACGCGCGCAAGATGCGTGAGCTGCTCCCGCACATCGGACTGCTTGGCGGCTGCATCGGCAATCGCATCGAGCCCGGCAAGATCGAGTGCGGCGACGCGATGCTGGTCTGCGACGAATGGCACCATCTGACGCCGCAGTGGATCATCGACATGATGACGCAAGACGGCGCAGAGACGTCGTCGGCGCGCGAGCACATCGAGCTCGTGCAGCGCGTACGCATGGACCCGACGCTCGACAGCAAGAAGCGCGCGCTGATGAGCGGCACTGAGCAACTCAAGACCGAGAATCGATTGCTCGCGAGCGAGGTCGCCAGTGCGCGGGATGACGCTGCGGGCAAGGACCGCGAGAAGAGCACGATGATGCCGTTCACTTTCGAGACGCTCGCGGCGGGCAGCCTCTTTGTCTGGAAGCTCGACGCGGTCACGCATACGCAGCTTGAGCGCGACACGCTGTACGTGATGCTTGCGGCGTTCCTGGCGCGTGCTCGCGTCGGCGGCAAGAAGGGCACTGGGCATGGTTTGCTCGTGCCTGTCGCAGCGCGCGGGCTCGAGCGCGACGTGTCGTCGTCGCCTGCGCAGCTCGACGCACTTGCGATCACTGGCGACAATCGCGCGCCTGAGATTGCGCGATTCCGCGCACACGTCGCGCAGCACGCCGACGAACTCAAAGCCACGTTGGAGAAGATCCAAGCATGACCCCGCTGCGCATTATCGCAGAGATGGAGTCGCGGCTGATTCTGCCGCCAGAGGGCATTCACCTCGACGCGCTGCTGATGGCTGCGGCTGCACGTCGCGATGATGCGCCGCCGTTGTACACGCAGGCTGACGCGGTCAATGCGAAGCCGCTCGACATTCCCATCGCGCTCTCTACGTGCGGTCGGTACTACCTCGCGACGACGTCGATTCAGCACATCGATCAGCGCGAGCACCGGTGGCTCAATCGACGCTTCCCGCTGAGCGAGGCCATTGCGCTCGGCGGTCCAACCGTCAAGCGCATCCAGCTCAGCGAAGGCTCGTGCAAGGCGTACCGCATCCCCGTCGAAACGGTGCACGCGCGCGAGCTGCACTGGTACGCGGTGGGCGACGCAGACGGCGTGCGCGAGCTGCTGTCGCTGGTGTCGCGTCTCGGCCGTCGTCGCGGTGTTGGCGAGGGCACCGTGCTGCGCTGGCGCGTCGAGGAGCTGGACGAGGTGTGGCCGGGCTTCCCGGTGCTTAGCGCAGACGGCGCAGCGATGCGTCATCTACCGCTCGACGTCGAGGGCCTGCGCGACTACGCGGTGCGTATCGGCTGCGTGCGCCCGCCGTATTGGGCGCGTGCGCGCGAAGAGGAAATTGCGTGCCCGCCATGAATCGCGACGAGCTGCTGCAAATGCGGTGCACCGACGAGGACTGGCGCATCTGGCAATCGCGAGCACGCGTCGATGCTATTTGGGCCGCGTCGCAGGTGCACGCGCGACGACTGGCGCAAGCACGCGCAGCGCTTGCCGACTTCGTGTCTGGCGAGCGCGGATACATCGGCATTTCATGGGGCAAGGACTCGACAGCGTTGCTGTCGCTCGTGGTCGAGTCCGACTGCGACTGGCCGCTCGTGCACGTCATCATTGAACCAGTCGCCAATCCCGACTGCGACAAACTGCGCGACCTATGGCTGGCGCTGTATCCCGACCTTCGCGCGCGATATTACGAGGTCCGCGTGCGTTGCCAGACGAAAGAACGCACCGGGCGCTACGACACGAACGCGGCCTATCGCGCAGGCTTTGCGGCTGCTGCGCGGCGCTTCGGCAAACGCTACGTCAGCGGCATCCGCGCAGAAGAGGCAGGCATTCGCAAGCGCGTCGTCAAGCACTTGGGGCTCGGTGACGAGGACGCAAACACCGGCCGTCCGCTTGGCTGGTGGCGCAGTGAGGACGTGTTCGCGCGGCTGCTCGACTTCCCGCTGCACCCGTCTTACCCGTGCGCGCTCAATGGCGGCTATGAGCGAGGACGCGTGCGCGTCAACAATTTGTGGGGCCTTTACGGCGAGGGGCATGGCCGACAAGAATGGGAGTCGCGCTACTACGGCCAGACCATCCGCGCCATTGAGCGGCAGCATCGCGTTGACCTTGAGACGCCGCCGACCTTCAATGAGTGCGTGCCACGCCTCATCTGCCCGGTGATCGCATGAGCGCGCTTGCAACGACTGACGACGACTGGCTGAGGCCGTGCGTGACGTCTCCGCGCGCGACGCTGTGCGTGGGCCTGCCTATCGCGCTCGACGGCTACTACCGCGCGCTCGAGCTGCATGAATGTTCGTGGCTGCACGCTGCGCTGACTGGCGCGCTCGGCCGCAGTCATCAGCGTCCGACAGCGCACACGCGCAGCGATTGGTCGCTCGTGCCGTGGGCGTCGCCGTCAGGCTGGGCCGCTGCGTGGTGGAGCGAGGCCGACGCGCTCGCGCTCGCCACGACGTCGCGGCACTCACGCATCGGAGCACGCGATGTCGTGCTGCGCTTCGGTGCACCGATACGCGTGCACGTGCCGCCGGCGTACGTGACAGGCGCGCATTTCGCGCGCGTCACGCTGCGTACGCCGCTCGTCGTCAGCAGCACCAACAGCGCAGGCCAGAAGGTCAGCAAGCGCCGCGCAGACGACGCAGCGATGCTCAACGCGACGTGGACGCTCGCGCGCAAGATGGAGTTGTTTCCTGGCGAGCTGACGATGCGCGTCCTCGACGACCGCACTGAGTACGTGCCTGTCTACTACCGCGGCAAGGTCGGTCGCGTTGACGGGCTCGTCGGCACTGTCGATGTCGCGTGCGATGCGACGACGCGCTACGTGCTTGAGGCCGCATCACGCGGGCTTGGACTTGGCGCGCGCGTGGCGTACGGCTGCGGACGCGTTGAGGTCCAGACTTTGGCGCGATGAGGTCAGGACTTACGGCGACGAGGTCAGGACTTAGCGCGACGGAAAACGAAAAGCCCTGCATCCCCGCGCTGCGCCGACACGCAGAGCAGAGATGCAGGGCCTACGGGCGCGGGCGAGGATGACCGCTGCCGAGGTGATTAGAGCGCGGCGATGGTCACGAGCATCGAGCCCGCGAGCGTGCGCGTCGGCGCAGCATCGGTGACGACCACCGCCGACACGGTCCACGACTCGCCGACGCGGCCACCGCTGAGCCAGATAGTTGCGAGGTCGCCGCTGTACGACGGCGCTCGCGGACCTGTGCCTGCGACGAGGTCGGTGCCAGTCGCGGAGCCCGTCGTCGTGAGCGTCAACGTCCACGTGCCGCTGACGATTGACTCGCCGGTCGCAAGGTCAAATTGCAGCGTGTAGTCGAGGTTGTCATCAGCGAACTTCGTCGTCATGCAGCCCTCACGATTCGCGACGCGCGCGGTAGGTCGATGGTGCGTTCAGGGTCGATTGCTTCGATGATGCGCGGCTGCGCAGGCACGACGTTTTCGCGCGCGGCGACCTCCGCGACAAGCGCACGCGGCCACGATGGGACGCGCACCGTGCGCTCGCGCGCAGGCACGAATGGTCGATTGGTCGCTGAGAGTTGCAGCGCGCCCAGCGTGACCGCGAGCTGCCCGCGCGCGGAGACGTCGATGACCGACGATAGCGTCAGTGCGCCGAGCGTGATCGCTGATGCACCAGCGACAGCGACGCGGGCCGCGCTTGCGACTGTCAGCGCAGCGAATGGCGCGTTGTAGACGCCATTGACGAGCACCGTCCCGGCGCTGCTCGACGTGGCTGCACCAAGCGTGATCGACGCGATGCCGAGATTTTGGACGACGCCCGAGGATGTCGCCGTCGCTGCGCCGAGCGTAGTCGCGAGCGCGCCTGCTACGCCGACGCCGCCTGCGCTGCTAGCCGTGAGCGTGCCGAGCGTCGTGGCCGATGCGCCCGCGACGAGCACCGTACCCGTCGAGCTCGACGTCAGCGTACCTAGCGTCGTCGCGAGCGTGCCTGCGACTGCCGCGCCGCCAGCGCTCGACAGCGTCGCTGTGCCCAGCGTGACCGACGACGTGCCCGTCACGAGGACGGTGCCAGCCGACGACGACGTCATCGCGTCGAGCGTCTTCGTCAGCCCACCCGCGACGAGCACCGTCCCGGCGCTGCTCGACGTCAGCGCGCCAAACGTGATCGATGCGGTGCCTGTAATCGCCGCCGTGACGACGGTGCCTGCACTCGCAAGCGTCGCTGCGCCGAGCGTGATCGCAGACGTGCCCGCGACTGCGACTGTTCCGGCCGACGATGACGTGAGTGCGTCGAGCGTGATGCTCGCAGTGCCATTGATAGCAACGGTGCCCGCGCTTGAGGACGTGAGCGCGCCGAGCGTGATCGCAGCGGTGCCGCTGCTGCCGTCACCGAGCCCGAATACGGTGACGGTGTTGAATAGGCCGATCAGCGATCTGTCGAGCGACGTCGCCATCGTCTACCTCGCGTCAGCCGTTGACTACTTGGAAATCGACGTCAGGCAAACCGCTCGATGTGGAGTCAGCCGCGACCATCACATAGAGCGCAGAGTTGTCGTACATTTGCACGAGCGCGCCTGTATCGATAACCGATTGTCGGTCGATGCTGTTCGCGACGATAACGCGGCCCTCACACAAGCGGCGCAACACCATCACGTTGAAGGTGCCGTTTGTCGCGACGCTTCCGGTCACGTTGTCGATGCGCTGCACGCCGCTGTCGCCAGACTGTAGCGGCAACTGCCAGCAGCGGCCCACGGTCGGCGCTGCGCCGATGCCGACAGCGCCAGTCGTGCGCGAGCCGGTGCCGGATTGATTGGTGTACGTGACGTTCACGGCTAAATTTCCCGTAGCCGCCGTGACTTGCTCGCACCAAATTTCAAGGCCGCTGTAGTCTGTATTGGGCACGCGGCCTGCGTAGCTAGGTTGCGATGCGAGAGCCGTGTTGGTGTTGAACGCGTATGCGCCTGCCGTGAACAAACGGTCAAAGAGCACGATGCGGCTCGCAACCGTGTTTGCGAATGTTGCGCGACCGAGGTATCCCAGAGCGCCGCCACCGAATGCCGCGACCAGCGGATAGCCTGCTGTCGCATCAGTAGGCACGAGGCCGTTGGCGGTGTTGCCGATTGCGAGCGTACCCGCGCCCGGATGGCCCGCGATGTTGAATAGCGAAAACCAGCCGTTCGCAACGGTCGTGCGCGTCGCGGTCCTCGTCCAGCGGACGCGCTCTTTCGATGATGCGATGAGGCCGTCAAGAGTCGTGATCGCCATTCAATCCTCGCTCGCAGGGAGTTCGTCGTCTTCGCATTCCGTCGGCCAGCCGATGCCGCTGTTGTCGTGCCCGCGCCCTTCGCAGAGCGCGCACTGTGTCTCCGCGGGATGCTGACCCGTGCCGCCGCAGTCAGCGCACCGCATCAGCTGTTCGCATCGGTGAGCGTGAACGACGTGATCGTGACGGCCTGACCGCTTGCGATGCTGGTGTTGTCGAGCGTCATATCGCCGCCGCCACCAGTCGCCGTCACGCTGCCCTGCAAACCGCACGTCGCGCCGGTGGAGTCGTAGAGTCGGAAATGCGCGGCCGTGCCCGTGTTGTCGGCAGTCAGGTCTTGCCACGTGCCCAGCAACGATTTGCTGCCCGACGCCGCAGCAGACATCCAGTCCGACGGCAGATTGAGCGTCGCGAGCACGGTGCCCGAATCGGCAGTCGCGCACGTCGCAGGCTGCGCGCCCGTGCGGATTCTGAGAACGGCGCTCGTGCCGATGGTCGTCTCGATGGCGTCGAGGCGCGCGTTGCGGACTGCAATCGAAAGCTGAACAGCCATGATGAACTCCTTACTTGATGCCCCAGCGTTCCCGCAGGAATCGCATGACCAGACCACCAGAATCGATCTTGCCCGCGCTCAGATGCGCGTGCTCGAGATGCCCTGCAAATGCCTTTTGCTCGCCGGGCGTCATCACCGTCGGCTCAAATCCTGCGCACACACGCGGAATGCCGAGGTCGTGCGAGAGCTGCTCCGCGAGCGACTGTATCGACAGATACTGCGCGAAAGTGAAGTTCAGCGCGGCGACTGGCCGGTCATGCACGCGCACCGACACGGGCTCGCGAGGACGCGCAGGCAACGCAGGCTGCACGCCACGACTCACAATCTCCACGCCAACGGTCCATTCGTTTGCCGTGCCTGCGTGATAGGCCACCGTCGTCGCCGGGTCCGCGCACTCCACGATGCGGCCGTCCGCGTCGATGACGTAGTGGATCGAGAGCTTGCGCGACCGCAGCGTCGAGCAGACGCCCTCGCACGCACGCTCGCCTGCGGTCCAGTGCCAGACCACCGCGCGCGGCGGGCTCTTGCGACGACGGCATCCCTCCTGCGGCGGATGCCACCAGCACGACGGCGAGAGCGTCCGTCCATCGATCACCGGCTGAGCACACGTCATCGCTTGCTCCTCAGAGGCGTCCGATGCGACGCCATGCCCACATCCCGACAGCCAGCGCAGCGCGCTCGCAGCGTAGCCATAGCAGCACCTGCCACAGAGTCAGCGCCGCATCCGCGACAAGCGCGTTGATGGCGCGCCTCACAGCGCAGCCCAATAGCGGCGCGCAGCAGCCTCAAGAGCGCGCTCTAGCTCCTGCACCCGTGCGCGAGGCAGGCCCGCGTTCTGCCGCGCCCTGACGAGCGCTAGCGCGGCGCGCAGCACGTCCTCGCGTGGCGAGTCACTCACGAGGCCAGCGCTCTGCGATGCGAGCTGCGATGTCGGCGTCCTGCTGCGCAATGCGGTCGTCCAGCGGCGCGACACGCTCGATAGCCTCGACGATGGCCGCGGGGCTCTGTCCGGCACGCGCCAGACGTGCCGCCATGCGCAGCGCCGCCGCGACGATGAGCGCCACCGACCGCGCCACGCCAGCGGGCGCAGCAGCCGCCGTAGCGTCCGCAGCCACCGCCGCAGCGTCCAGCCCGTCCGCGAGGCTCACAGGGCACCTCCAGCGCCCGCAGTGACCGCGACCAGCGCAGCAGGCGGGCTGACGACCTCGACGCCCAGCGCAGCCCCCGCAGCGGCCCATGCGCCCCATGCCTGGACCAGCCGCGCCGCGAGCTGCGCCCACCGGCCGAGGTCTGCCGGCGCACCAGCAGCCGCGAGCACGAGCGCATCGACGTAGGCGTCATGCGTCAGCCGCAGCGCATCGTACGCCTCGAGCGCAGGCAGGAATCGCGCGACGACGACTTGGACGCCGCTCTCCGCGACCTCGCGCGACGGTGCCTCTTCGACCGCCTCGCGCAGCGCACGACCGCGCGCGGCCACGAGCTCGTCGCCGGTCGCGTTGATCGCGACGCCTGCGACGTCGGCTGCGCCTGCATGGATGGCGAGCGCAGACGGCCCGCAGCCGGTCAGGCACGCAGCGAGCACGAGGCCCGCGAGCGAGACGAGCCACGCGACGCATAGCGCGATGACGCCCCGACGCTGAAACTCTCGAGATGCCAGCAGCGCGGTCATGTCTCGCCCTGCCCTTCCGGCGACGCTGGCGCGCGCCATGACTGGACCGTCGCAGCGACCGCAATCGCGAGCAGCGCTAGCACCTCGCGCAGCCACGTCGGCGTCGCCGCAGGCAGCACCGGCAGCACCGCCGCGAGCACCATTGAGATGCTCGTCAGCCAGCCGACGATCATCGGCACCGTCACGCGGACACGCGCGCGAGGCGCAGCCTTCGTCTTTCGCTTCGTCATTCGCCGTCTCCCTGTTGCGATGCCTTCCACCGCAGCACCGCGCGCATATCTGCGAGGTCGCGCTGCACCACGTCGAGGTCGTTCTTCAGTTCAATGTTGCGCCGCTCAAGTGACGTGATCTGCTTGCGCAGCGTCTCGTGCACTTCGACCTGATACGCGATGCGCGCCTCGAGTTCAGCCGTGTCGTCGGCGCATTGCTGGCGCTCGCGCACCAGCTCACCGCGCAGATAGTCCACCTCGCGTGAGTTCGTGCGTGCGCTGCCGTCGAGCCGCCTGAATATCGCGCGGATGACCAGACCGACAGACGGCGCACCAGCGAGCGCGGCGATGAGTTGCCAGACGTTCATCGCTGCGCCTCCGAGTCACGAGTCCATCCATGCTTGCAGCGCTTCCGCGCAACCCTGCATCAGCGTCGTGCGCTGATCCGCACTCAGCGCCGATGCCGCGAGCACGAGGCCCGCAGACGCGCTGTACGTGCCAAGCGCGTACGTGCCGTCCGCATAGCGCAGCTCCAGATCTAGCGCGCGCTCATCGCCCGCGACGCAGTACGTGAGCGCGACGAGGACGTCATCGATGATCAGCGTATGCGGCATCATCACGCGCTCCTAATCGATGTCGAGACTGCCGATCCAATCTGCGCATTCGACACCGTGCCGGGATGCACCTGAGCCGCCTCAACGTAATCAGGCAGCGGGTCAATATCCACCATGATGCGCTTTGGTGACGTGCCCTTCTGCCAGCCGTCCTGCTGCGTGCGTACCGTCGTCCAGCCGGGATACGAGAGATCCGTGGGCACGATTGTCGGCTCCTTGCGGAATACCAGCGGCACAGTCGCGAGGCCCGCTTCACCGCGCAGCACCGTCTCAATCGCAGACCAGTTGGTGTCCCACGTAGGCGATGCACCGACGGCATCGTTGATTCCCTGATCGACGTAGATGCCGACCCATTGCACCGTTGCGCCAAACGCCGCTGCGACATCCTCGATGCGACGAATGCGCGCTAGCGTGGCACCGAGCAAAACGTTTGTGTTCGTGCTCGAGCTGTTCCAGTTCGTAGACGTGGACCCGCCCTTGCCGCAGTTCACGTGCAGCCAGACTGCGCCGGAACCCTCTGCGACTTGCAGGTACCACGACGCGAGGCCACCGGGACCGACGCCGGGCACACCGCTATCGGTGTTGAGAATCGAATCAACGCCGTAGGTGTAGGTCGGCTGCTCAATTGACGGCAGCGCAAGCGTGGTGTCCTCGCCAGTCCACGCGTAAATCACGCCTTTTGCTGGTGGGTAGCCTGACGGCAAACCCGTGGTGGACGACCGGCCGCGCGCGCAGCTCTCACCGACGATCAGCAGCGCTTTGATTGGCCGCGCATCTGCGGAGAATCCTGAAGGCGTGAGCGGTACAGTGCTGACGCGGTAGCGGTTGTCATTGCCAATCGTTGCGCTTGCAGGCGTGCCGTTAGTGCGCGTCTGGATGTTGTACGCAGTCGCGCGATTGAGGACGCGCGCGACCTGCCGCGTCGTGCCCGGAGTCGCATTGACGCCGCCGTAGTACGACCAGACCTTTGAGCCGCCAGTCGGTGCGCCTGCGTTGAGATTGAGCCCATCCTGAAACGCGCTGCGATGCGTATTCGCGCGCGACGTCGTGATTGCATATCGCGCTCGCGCATATGCCGTGATCGCGACCGGCGACGTATACGACGCAAGCACGCCGATCTCGGCCATCTTGCCCTCAAACTGCCGCGTCGCTGCGTACGCCGAATAGCCGCCGATGGACGGCGTAACCGTCGCTGCCGTCGCGGTCGGCGTGCCGTTGTATTCGCCCGACAAGAGCAGCGCGCCGTCGAGCCAGAGCTGGAAGCCGCCTGCGTTCTTGCGATAGACGAGCACGTGCGCCGCGTCGCGCACGACCTCCGAGTCAGCGCCAATGATCTGCACGCACCGCGCCGTGCCCGCGTTGCCGACGAACACCTCTGCCGTCTGCGTCGTCGCATGGTAGAGCAACGAGACACCGCGATTGTTCGCGACGAGATCACCGATGGAGTTCCAAAGGTACTTTGTTTCGCCAGTCGTACTCGATGGCCGGAACACCATGTAGAGCGTCGCATCTGTGGTGTCGTGCAGGAACGCCCACGCACTCGCGACGCCGCCGCAGTTCATGTAATCGTCAGTCGTGAACGTCAGGCTCGGCTGGCTGTTGAAGTCAGCGTCGCTCGCCGTGTAGACAGGTTGATTGCCCGCTGTGGCCTGCGTCGCGTGACGCGCGCCTGCGGTCAAGTCGGTCCACTGCGACACGCTCATCGTCTGCCGATACCACGCAAACATCGGCGCAAGCGCAGGGTCAAACGGCGCTTCCGTGATGCTACCGCCGCGGCGACCTCCGCGCGCGCCTGCTCCTCGACGACTCATGTCAGACCTGTCCGGGGCCGGTGCTGCGATACCATTTGAGCGTGCCGCCCGGCGTCGAGATTGCGCGGAAGTAACGCTGCGTCGGCGTCACGCGGAAAGGCACTTGCACGCTCGCAGGGAACGGGCCGAAGCACGTCGCAGTCGTCACGACAGGCGTCGTGATCGTGTTTGTGCCGTCCTTAGAAAAGACGATGAAAAACTCAGCCGTCGAGCAGAACGTCACGAACTGCGGACCAAGCGCGATGGTCGCGCCAGTAACGCCGGTGTCTTGCGCAGACGTCGCCGTCGCTGCCGTCAGCGTGACCTGTGAAATCGCGTCCTGCTCCGGCGGCAGAATGTCGGCGTCTTCTCGGAGGATCGTTTCGCTCATGGTCTATCTCCTCGCGCGCGTGGCGCTCAATACTCGATGGCCGCGATGGTCGCGACGTAGAATGTGCCTGCGCCACCACTGACGCGGAAGTCGATGTCGAGCGTCTTTGCAACGCTCGTCAGCAGCGCGCCATCAGGCCAGCCGGTGCCCTCAGTCAGATCTTCACAGAGAATGTCGCTCGCGAAGTCGATGGTGTACCAGCCCCAGCTCGTGCCGGGATTATTGACGGTGAGCGTGACGGTGTTTGCGGTCGCGTTGTTCGTAACGCGAATCTCGCCGTCGGTCGTCGCGTCGCTGGCCTTGCACAACGCAGCGAATCGCACGTTGCCCGTCGTGGATGCCGGGTAGAGTTTGCGCGTGAGGATGGGCACCTCATCGAGCATGATGCCGAAGGTGCCGCTCGTCGTGGCCCAGCACTCCGCGATGTCGTCGGGACGCGCGACATTGAAATACTGGCGACGCTGCTCTGCCGCCAGAGCTGCCGCGATACCGCCGAGCGACGTGTACTGGTTCTCTTGAATCGGCTCGCGCACCGCCAGCGACGTGAGCTCGACGCCGAGGTCCGTCGCGTCCTTGTCGAGCACGATGCGCGGGTCTTCGTAGCAGCAGATGCTCTTGACGATAAGCGACCCGCTCGACGTGGCATTCGCGATTGAGAGCGATATCTCTTGCAGCGTGGCCGACTTCGCCGTGAGGTCTTCGACGTAGCGGACCCACGTGCCGCCGCTGTCGGTGATGTAGTCGGCCGACGGCCCGACATTGCCGTCGAGCGTGATCGCGCAGTTGCCCTCAAGGTAGAGCTGCCAGACGCGACGCACAGCGCGGCCGGGCGGCGTCACGCGAAAGCGGAACACGAAGGTCTTGTTAGCCGCCATGGTCTGCTCTGGCGAGTACGCAGGCACGAGGTATTCGCCGTTGCCGCTGCACCAGTTGGCGAGCTCGCCAGCGTCGAGCCACGTGCGCGCGCGGACAGCCTGCCCGCTGACGACGTCGGCCTGCTGCACGACGGGACGCGCGGCCGGGACTGTCGCGGTCATAGCGCCACCTGTTCAGCCGCGTACGCCTGCGTCGCCACGCACGCAGAGCCCGTCGCGCTCTTGCCCCAGACCTCGACGGTCACGAGCACCGCTGCCACCGTCGAAGGCGTCGCGCCCGATAGCGCGTTGACGATGCCGTAGTCCTGGAAGACCGGGTCAACGGTCACGCCGCCATCCACGCGCCAGAGGTTCGTCGCGTTGTTGAATGCCGCACTCTCGAGCACGTTCGCTGGCGCAGTCGTCGCGCTCATGTCGGCATCAGCAGCGCCGAGCACGCAGACACCGATGCGCAGCTGGCTCGATGCCGTCGAGCGTCCACCGACCGCGAGACGCACGGGATACGGCGTACCGTCTGCGCCGACGAGCAATGGGAACGGACCAAAGCTCATCAGCCGCGTCCATGCGCCCGACACCTTGATCGTGTAGCCGCCCGTCGTCGTCGAGCGCGGCGACCAGCACACGAGCACGCGCGAACGCTCGTCCGCGAGGTGATTGAGATTGTTTGCGATGCTTTGCCATTCGCTCGTGCGGACAGGCCGATTGCCGTAGCTGCTGAACGTCGTATCGACACCGAGGATGAAGCCGCCGCTGTTGCTCGTGCTCATGTGCCCTCAGCTCGCAAACTGCCGTGGCGCGACGTTGCCAGATGCAAACTCGATCACGTTGCCGCCGGCGCCGTCCTCGAGCGCGATGAACGCATAGCGCTCTTGCTGCGCGTCCACGAACTGCGCGGTGCGGTATTCCAGCGTCAGCGTACCCGAGGGCGCTGCGCCGCTCAGCGTGGCGCGCACCGTGCGCGTGCTCGTCGTCACGAGCGTCACGGTGCCTGTCACTGACGTCGGCGCTGCGGCGTCGTACTGCGTGACCTGGATGACGTCATCGATCTTCCACTCATCGGTCGTCGCGTAACCCGCAGGCTGCGTCGCGTCGAGGACGATGTCGTAGGTGCTTCCAGTGACGAGCGTAACGGTGTCGATCAGCGACGAGGGCGCATAGCCGGCGACGCGCACCTGAGTCGTCAGGACGGTCAGCTCCACAATCGCGTCCAGAGGCCGGACGCTGCGCCCGATGACGACGCCTGACGCGAGGGTTATCCCGCGCCCACCGTCGAGCGTATTCGGCAGCTGCGCGACCGTGACGGCTACCTGAGAGCCGATGGTCGCGTCGATGGCGTCGAGGCGACACGCGACGGTGATCGTCTGGTACGCAGCGCCGAGCACACCAAGCCACGTCTGCGCCATCGCAAGGACTTCGCTATAAGGAATCGCGAGGTCGTCAGCCCACGACGAACGCGGCTCAACCTTCATCATGCGCGGCAGCGGATTTCGCGACAGCGCCGCCGAGTCGCGCACGACGAACGTGCGGCCGATATGCTTGCCGTCCTTTGGATCCCACCCGGTCTTGAGCTGGATGGTGTTGAGCAGCCCGAATGCCGACGGCTCAAATCCTGGCATCTGCGCACCGCTCAGATGCTTGGACTCATCGACGGTGTACGACGTCGCCTCAGTCGCAGCGCCGACGCGAAACGGGACGTAGCTGATGCGGCCGTCAGTCGTGATTGACGGCACAAGGCCGTAGAGCTTGCACTCCTCCTCGATCATCTTCGCGAGCGACACGTCGCTGGTGCCGAGGTACGCGCGCGAGAGCAGCCAGTCGCGGCCGAGCGCGATAGCACTAACTGCTGCGCCGAGTCCCGTGTTGTCGATGTGCTCGCTCGTGACCAGCGGCATCCGGCCAGTCGCGACATATTCAGGCGAGTCGTTGATCAACGCAAAGATGAAATCGGAGAACGGACCCGACACGGCATAGCTGCGCGACGTCGTGACTGACGGCACCGACGATGCGGTGTAGTACCGATCAACCACGCCCGGTCGCGGACCATGCACGCGACGTCGGCGCACCGTCGCGCGGCGCAACGTCGAGTCCCACGCGAGCACAAGATAGTCGCGCGTGAATGCCTCTTTGCCGTCAAACGCAGGCCATTCGATAGAGATAGTATCGGACACCGCCAGCGATAGCGTGCCGCCGATAAACGCAGTGTCGGTGTACGATGCAGTCTGCTCACCGATAAAGCCGCGAGGCACCGTGCCTGCGCCATCGACCATCGCAAACGAGTACGGATAGAAACTATCCGATGAACTGACCGAGAACACGCGCACGCCGTCAGAGCGCGTCATCGGCATACCGCCGCCAGAGTAGACCGGGTCAACGCGCGCGGTCGATTCATTCAGCGTCGCGACGGTGCACCACCGACTTGACGCCGATGGCGTCGAATAGACGAAGCGCCATGCGCCCGCATCTGTCGGCGTCGGGATCAACGTCGGTCGCTCACCCGACGTGCGATTCAGCGCGTGCGTGCCCCATCCTGACGAAGCCGTGCGAATCAGCACCTTGAGCGCATCGCAAAACTCCTCTTGCGTTTCGTAGAAGCCCGCGAGGTCTGCGCCGCCGACGGTCGCTGTGTGATCGATTGCGCCGTCGTAGTCTACGCTTGCAAGAATGCTGATCTGAAACTGCGGCGCGGTCTGCGCGTTGTACGTGATGCCGCGAAGCATCGACGGCTCCGCGAGGTCAGCGCCGAGCGTCTGATCGAGCACGCTGACGACGCTGTCGAGCTCGACCTCCCACACGGTCAGGTCGCGGAGCTTCGGCTGCGCTGCGACGATGCCGCGCCAGACCAGCGTGCCGTTGCCCGTCTCGCCGTCGCCGTACGCGTAGAGGTACGCAAGCGAGCCCTCAATGCTCGGACGCCCGTTGTACTGGCCTGACTCCTCAAACGTAATCTCAGGCCGCGACAAGCCCAGCGTCGGGTCAACGAAATGCGCCGTCGCGATGCTGTCGCGATAGCCGCGCGTGAGCGTGCATGATGGCGCAGCCGTGCCGCCGCCGCTGGTGATCTTGAAGCACTCGTTGCCGAGGTAGAAGATGTCACCGTTCGCGGTGTTGGTGTTCGCCATCGGAATGGCGACCGTGCCCGACGTCACCGACGAGGTCAGATAGTTGATGCGCGACGGCTGACGCACGAACGAATCGCCTGTGCGGTGCGAGCCGTCATCGACGATGCGCGCCGTGAAGCCCTGCCCACGCAGCTTGACCGCTGCTGGGTCGAGCGTCTCGCCCCACTGGATGCTGCGAGCCTCGAGCCCGCCGATGCGCTCGCGGTCCTCCGTGCCTAAGCCGATGAGCGACGACGCCGACACGAACTCAAGCGGATGCCCCGCGATGACGAGGCGATACGCTATCGGCCCACTGCCGCGCGCGATGACGTCGGACCAGCTCATGGCGGCAATGCCGTCGTGGCTTGAAGTACGCGACAAACGAACGGAATCGTCCAGTGCCCGTCGTAGTCAACCGTGATGCGCGTCGGATCGAAGTGCGCGCCCTCGCCGCGAATCTTGTACAAATCGCCCTCGCCATCCACCGACGTCGAGCGGTCAACGAGCTGGAACGGCAGCGTCGCGCGGAGGTGCTTGGTCATATCCTCCCACGTCCACGTGACCTTGGTCGCAGCGCCCACGTTAGCGCGACGAACAGCCGTGCCGCCGATTGCGCTGTTGCCCGACCACTCCGCGTCAGTCGGTCCTTCCAGCGTCTCGAAAGGCTGCGTCCAATCGCGATACGTCGGCAGCTCGACAGGATGCGTCGAGTACGACTGGCCGTTGTCGGACTCCGCATACGCGATGCGGCCCTGCGGCTCGTATGTCTCGTGAACTTGCGACTGGCCCGCGAGACGCGAGACGATTAGGTACTTCGGCCGCACCGTCGAGGTGTACGACGACGCTGCACTCAGGTCAGCCGCGAAGCCAAGAATGTCGCGCATCACGAAGCCCGCTGCGCCAGTCCAGGTGACTGAGAATGTACCGCCAGCACTCAGCGTGTATTTCAGCGTCGAGAGGCTGAACGTCACCGTCAGCCCGGAAATCTGCGTCTCCATCGCATCGATAAACGAATTGATCGGCACGCTGTCGGCCATGCCTTGCGCGTTGCCGTGGACGTAGACGCCCGTCGCGAAACCCATGTTGCCGGTAATGGTGCCCGCGATGACAGCAGAGTTCAGCGCGCCAATGGTGCCCATGTCCAGCGTCGCAAAATCCCACGCTGGCGAGTAGAGATCACGCGGCATCACATCCCCCGTCCAAGGCGTCCGTTCGCCTCGCTGATCATGCCGCTGATGTCGCGCCCGAGCTGCGCGCGGTCAGCCGCGTACACAAGCCCGCTGCTGCCCCAGTTGATGACGACCGTCGTGCCTGCGCCCTCGCGCGCACCAGCGGTCAGCGCAGGCCCGCCAGTGGCCGCAGCAGGCCCAGCGCCGCCACCGCCACCACCGCCGCCAAATGCGCCAGACGCAGCGCCCACGACGCCCGCAGCGACGCCGACAGCGGCCCACTTGCCAGCGGCAGCAAAGTGCGAGACGGCAGTCGGTGAACCCATGGCGAGCGCTCCGATGCCGAGCGCGGTCTGCTTGAGCCCTTGGATGATTGCCTCTGATGCCAGAGACTTCGCGACGGCCTTGACCATGTCTTGCATGGCTTCACCCATCGACCGCGAACCGCTGAGCCACGCATCAACGCTCGACGCAAGCGCGCTTTGTAACGAATTGAAGATTGCTTCGTTGATCTCCTGCATCCGCTGCGCGTGCTCTTCAGCGCGCTTCTCGCGTAGAGCTTCCGCTTCAGCCTCATCGCGTTCCAGCAAATCAAGACGCGCCCTGACTTCGTCTGCTTCGAGTTGGTTCAGCTCAGCTTGAAACGCTGCCTCTTCGGCCCACCGCGCGCGACGCTCTGCGAGCCGTTGCTCCGACTGCGCCCACAAGCGGTCAAGCTCTTCGCCTGCCTCGCGTGCTGCCGCATTTGGATCTTCGCGTTGCACTGGCGCTGCACCACGACGACCTCCACCGCCGGTTGGTCGATCTGGCACATCTGGCCCTATACGACCGCCACCACCAACTGCCTCGATTTCCAGTTGCATCGCCGCAAGCGCTGCTTCGTTTTGTGCAGTCAAGCGTTCATTTTCGCGAGCTTGATTCAACAAGATTTCGCGTCGATTGATTTCACGCTTGTTTGCTTCAATGGTCGCGTACAGCGTATCGCGTTGAAGAACTTCCGAAGCAGTAACAATGCGACCTTGAAACGACGCTTCCATTACTTGAAACTGCGTCTGTTGCTGCTGCGTCCGATTTTTGAGGTCTTGCAAAAACGCTGATTGTTCTGCCGATGTCCCGCCACCACGCGCAAGGCGACGCTCTGTTGCAAGCGCTTGGTTCGCTTGATTTGCCTTTGAGATAAGGTCTTCGAGAGTTGGAAGCACGTTCTGCTTTAGCGACTCAGATGCTCGCTTCTGCTCGTCGCTCCAACTTTTCCAAAGACCGACGCCAGCCGTAATCGCGACGCTGACTCCTGCGATGGCAAGGCCAAGCGGACCAAGCCCAAGCGTGGTCAACGATTGAATGACGCCAGTCGCAGAACCAGCGACCGTGACAACACTTCCTAGCGCTGGACTCAGTTGACCTGCAGCCTGACCGACCAGTCCAAGTGTGCTGCCGTACTGCCCGATTTTAGACTGTGACGACGCAGCAGCTTCGCCGACTTTGGCTGTTTGCTTCGCAGTTTCGCCAGCCGCCTGCGAGACGCCCTTCAGCGCGCTCGTCGCTTGCGTGCTGTCGAATGTGATTTTGCCTTGAATGTCGAACTCAGCCATCGGTCACCCCTTGCGCTGAGCCTCAGCCATCCGGCGCTCTGCCTCGCGTCGCTCGCGCTCCGCACGCGCATCGACCGCCTCGACGTGGTTCTGCGAGCCGTCGATCTCGAGCATCGCCTCGACCACGATAGCAGGCTGCGCGTCGAGCTCGACCGCGCCGAGGTTGCCGCGAGCACGCAGCGACAGCGCCTGCGCCACCACCGGGTCAGCGTACGCGCGCCACGGGCACGACGTCGGCGCATCCCCGAGCAGCTTAGCGATGCCGTCGCGCATACGCGTCACCGACGCTCCGAGGCCGTCTAGCGTCGTCGCACGCACCGGCCTGCGCTGCGCACCATCGCAGTCGCAGTCCCACGCCCTACGCACCGCCAGCGCCTGCGGACGGGCCATGTCTAGCCCGCGTCGGTGGTCGATGTGTCGGACGTGCTCGGCTCGTGGGTGTCCGCATGGGACTGGAGTTGGCGCGCCAGCACGAACGCCGAGGTAACCGGCAGCGGCGCAAAGCCCTCGACGAAAGGGCCGAGTCTGCTCCGCGCGTATGCCACCGCGCCGACTTCGTAAAGGGCTTCGATTGAAACGCACTCCATCAGGTAGTCGAGCGCGTCGGCGTCGAGCGCAGGACGCCCGTCATGCTGCTCGCGAGGGAAAATCGCCTCGCTCTTCCAGCAGAGCGGCGGGCATACCTCCGCGCGCACGAGCGCATACGACAGCGCACGCAGCCAGCGTGATTCCGCAGTCGGCAGCGAGTCGCACTGGGCGCGCTCATACGCACGCAGCGGGCGCAGGACGAAGACGCTCGCGCGCTTGCCGGCGACGTAGCGCAGCAGCGCCTTGTCGCGATTGCCGTAGCGCGCCTCATCGACGGTCGCGCCGACGTAGCCAAAGTGCCGGACGAAGTCGCGCCCCATCGCTGCGCGGTCAATCGCAGGATCGAATGAGACGCAACAGTGGAGTTCGCGTGTGGGATCGGATTCGTGGTGCATGAGCCGTGCGCCTCCTCAAGCGCCGTGCTGCCGGGTTGTGCTCAGAAGATGTGGATGCGGAATGCCGAGCGCTGCACGTCCGTAGACGGCGACGAAATCGCTTCGTCGTTGCGGCCAGCCCACGACACCTGAAAACCGTAGAGGTCATTTGCAGGCGTGCGCGGCGGCACGACTGAGAGCTGAATGGTCGGCGCGCTCAACAGCACGATGCCCGCAGTCGTCATGCCCACCTGCTGGAACAGCGAGAGGTCAGTGCGGTTCGTGTCGGCCGTAATCCAGTTCGTTGCGGTGTCGTCGTAGACCTGCACCTGACCCGTGATGGCGCGACCACGCGCACGCTTCCAGCCGATCATGCCGCTGTCGGCTGGGCCTTCCGGCGACGTCACCGGCAGATTCGCCATGCCCGGCGTCCACGTGCTGGACGAGTGCGAGACGACGTTGCGCGTCTGCGATGACGTGATCGTGCCGGTGCCGAGAATCAGCTCCGACGTCATGTGCGCGATGGGCGAGAAGTTCGTGATCGTCGCAGCGCCCAGCGACGTGACGTTGCTGCGCACCCACGATGCGCCGGTGAGCTGCGTCGAGAGCTTGGCAATCTGGCCCTGCGTGATGTCGATGGACATCGTGCCCTGCATTCCAAGGCCGACGAACTCATCGCCAGATTCCGCGCCTTCGACAAGGAACTGCAACGTCGAGAGAAAGCCGGAAAGGTTGTTAGTCAGTCCGAATGTCGTGGCCCAGATGACGGGCTCTCCAAGGACAGGAGCCGCGCTATGCGCGACCTTCGGCACGACTGCGTTGGCCGTAACGCTTAGAATCTCGCGCGCTTCGTAAAGGCCCGTGGACTGGATGCGCACGGCATACGCGCCACCGGGCGCACCCAGCGTGTTGCCGTGGCCCGCAGTCACGTTGACCGACGTGGTCGTGCTGCCCGCGGTGACGGCCGTCGCAGCGACTTGCGGCGTGCCCTGCTGAACAGCACCCATCAGCACGCCGAGCAAACGACCGAGCGCCCAGTTCGTCGTCGGATTCGCGAAAGTGTCGTTGCCGTCCTGCGGTGCGCCAGTGCCCGCGAGATACGTCGTCAACGCGAGCGTGCTCGACTTCTTTGCGAGCACCATCTTCGAGTTGGTGTAGCTGTGCAGATACTGCTGCTGCAGCTCAGGCTCGAGATGGTCGGTGAGCGGGACGAACGTGCCGCTGTTCTCGACAATCGGAAGGTCGAGGAAGTTTGCGATGGTGCCCGTCTCATTGACGGCAAACGCAGCCTCCGCGCAGATACGCGTGCGCCCGAGAGCGGATACTTGAACGGTCATTGTGCAGGCTCCTTAGACGATGTCTGCTGCGGTGAGCACGACGCCGGTAAATCGTTGTTCGAGCTGGTAGAGGCCACCGCCCTCAGTCTGCCCTGAGCGCGCCGCGTCATCGCGCGTGACCGTCGTCCCGTTCCACATCAGCACGCCCGACACGATGCCCGTGGCGACGCCTGCGACCGTGGTCGAGAGCTTGCCCGGCCACGCGAGCGCCTGCGCGACAAGGTCCGTCGTAGAGGCCGCTGACGCCTTGACCGCGGCGTACTCAGTCGGCAGCAGCGACTGCGACTCCAGCAGATACGAATAGGTCAGCGTGACCTCGACGCCACGCATCCAGACGTTGATGGGCTGCTGCGGTCTGTCCTCGAGCATGGGATACGCGACGGCAATCTCGACGCGCGCGGTGCTCGCAGTGCGCAGCGACAGCGTGAGGTCGTTAGTGCCGACCGCGACATCGCACGAGAGCAGGCCCGGCGTAATCGCGCGGACGCCCGTGGCGGTGCCCTCAAGCACCTCGCGCAGCGCACGGCGAATTGCGACGTCGGCAACGGCGGTCATCGAATCCTCCCGTTGACGATGTAGCTGCCGACCTGTGCAGCGATGCGGTCAAACACCAGTTTCGCCGGGCCTGCTTCGTCGGTCAGGTCGCCCGAGCGCGTGATCGGCATGAATGGCCGCGCGGGGATGTAGCGCGTGCCGAACTGCTGGAATCCTGCGTAAGCTCTGTTGCTGCTGAAGTAGATGGTGCGTGCACCACCGCGCGCAACGGTGGCTTCGCGGAGTTTCCCGCTATCGACCAGCGGCGTGCTTGAGTTGTCTTTGCGCTTAGCAATCGTCTGCGGCGCAAGCGGCTTCCATTTGACGCCAGTCGGTGACGCGCTGTTGTCGAAGGTCTTCTTCATCAGGCGGTCAATCGCCTCTGCGCCGACCTTCATCGCAGGCGTCATGTCCTGCGTGCGCTTCATCATCGCGGTCAGCTTCCGCGCCAAATCCTGCGGACTGCGGCCCGGTGGATACGTGACGCCCATCAGAACAGCGACAGATTGCGCAGCGTGAAGACCGGGTCCGACGAGGTCATCGTCGTACCGTTGATGAGGTCCGCGCCACCGTCGCCGCCAAGCGGGTCGCGCTCGAGGCCGGGCAAGTCGAGCCGCACGCCGTCTGTCGCGTAGATGCTCTTTGGGTCTGGAATCGTTGCGACAATCGTCTCAGGGATTTCGATGCCCCTCGCGTAGAACGACGCGAGTTTGAGCCACGCGCCGAAGCTCATCAGGCGCAGCAGCTCGAAGGCATCGCCGCTCGACGGCTGCTGCGGTGACAGGCTCACCGACGAGTAGCCGCCTTTGCGGCAGGCCGACAACACGACCGCATCAGCCGACGCGATGTACGCCGCACGTGCGCCTGCGTCGCTCGCAATGGCCGCGTACTGCGCGGGCCCACGCGTGCCGCCACCCAGCATCGACTCGATGTATGCGTCGGTCAGAAACGCCATGTCAGCCTCGCTGGTAAGTGCCGGGGCCGGTGCCCTCTGCGGCGAACGTCGTGAAGGTCAAGCCGCTCGGCTTGATGACGCGCAGCTGCACCACGTCGGCGCAATCGATGCCCATCACGACAGCCTCGCAATCGATGCCTGCGAGGGACGTGAAGCGGACGCGCTCTCCAGGAGCCACAGCAGCGCGCGCCGCAGGCTGGACGACCGCAGGCACGGGCGCATCAGCGGCGACGTCCTG